ACTACAACACTAAGGATAAAGTATCCGAACTGATTGATGGTGGTGATATGAGTTCTTGCTGGTCTAATCGCACTTGGGAGGGTAAACTTCCTGAGGGTCAATATGCTCCTGAGTATTATTCTCAACGGGCATCAGATACTCCTCCACGCCTTGATGCTAACCTTGCAGAGTATTTGCTGCCCGATAAAAGCGAAGAGTTTGCATATGTCTTCCGCAATGGTGAATGGGTATGTTATGATATGCACCAGTTTGATGATAGAAAACCGCTGCCTGAGGTTGTTGAGATTCCCAGCGGCGCACTTGCTGTCTGATTAAAGTTCGGTTTATTGCAACTCCCAATTTATCACTTAACAATGAAAAGACAAGACCCCCGCACACTTTTTGCTGATGATGAGTTCACTTTCTTTCGACTCAATCTTCTCAAAGAAGTTGACCGTTTGAGTGTGTATCATTCTGACAGGTATCAGAAAGAAAAGGAACTTAAGAAAGCGGATGATTGTCTAACTTACCTTATGAACCATCGTTCTCATCAACCCGAGTGGTGAGAATGTAGTGTGACAGTTGAATAACCTACACAACCCCCTTGACTTTCGCGGTCAGGGGGGTTATTATGTATGTATTGAAATTGATTCGTTGATGACCCTGACCCTTCGCCCCCACCAGCAACGCGGTGTTGATGCAATGGTTGCCCATATGAAGGGGCAGTTGATTATGCCTACTGGTGCAGGCAAGACTCTCACCATGATTACTGATGCTAAGGCACAGATTGACAACATTGGTGCCACCACCATTGTTGTTGTTTGCCCTCGTATTTTGCTTGCAGAGCAACTCTGTAGCGAATTTCTTGAGGTTATCGACACCAAGAATGTGCACGTAATGCACGCTCACAGTGGTGAAACTTCTCACTTCAGCAGCACCAACCCCAAGCAAATTCATATGTTTGCTAACGTTGCTCGCACTGCTGGCGATGCTTGCATTATCTTCACCACCTACAATTCTCTTGATCGTTTGCGTCAAGCAGACATCGAAGTGAACACCATTTACTTTGATGAAGCACACAATTCTGTAAAACGTAACTTCTTTGCTCCTACAGAGTTCTTCTCTGGCGATGCAGAACGTTGCTACTTCTTTACTGCAACCCGCAAGACTTCTGTCACTATCAACAAACCTGGTATGAACGATGTTGAGGTTTATGGTGACATTATTTGCCGTGTTTCTGCTCCTGAACTGGTAGAGGGTGGTTACATCATTCCTCCTAAGATTCAGGCAAAGAAGTTTGATATGCATAAGGCAAAGCAGATCAATCCTAACATTGATTGTGCTAACGTGCTGGAAACCATTGATGACACTCAGACCAAGAAGATTCTTGTTTGTGTTAAGACAAGCAAGCAACTCATTAATCTGATGGGATTCACTGATTTTGCTTCTGAATTGCATCAACGTGGTTACTCTTACCTCTACATCACCAGCAAAACTGGTGCTGTGATTGATGGCAAGAAAGTGAACCGTGAAGAGTTCTTCAACACTCTCAACGCTTGGGGTAAGGATCCCAACAAACACTTTGTTGTTCTTCACCGTTCTATTCTCTCTGAGGGTATCAACGTGAGTGAACTGGAGACTGTTGTTTTCCTTCGCAATATGGATGTGATTGAGATGACTCAGACGATCGGACGTGTGCTGCGTTTGGGTAGCGATACCAAGAAGTTTGGTCTCTGTGTTGTTCCTGTTTACTCTCAGGTTGGTGTCTCTACCGAGCGAGCATTGCAGAACGTTGTTGACGCTGTGTTTGAACGCGGTGAGATGCTGGATTCTGTGGTGCGCCGCTGATCCGCTTCGGGCAGGACCCCTCAAGGGTCTTGCCTGAGTCCCACTGAGAACCCAGTCCACCACTAGAGCAAAAACCCAAAAAACTTGTAATTTCACCTGAAACGCCCTATGGCACCTGGACCGCAATAAAAAGGAGGATTTTATGGAAAAAGGATTTATCGTTGGCAAATGGGAGGATCCGAATGTCTATGCTGCTGTACCCTTTGGTGTAGACAGCACCCAACTTATGATTATACATAAGGGGCAGCAAATTAAACTCTGCCGCAATGAAAAATCTGCAAGGAACTTTATTGAAAAGCATCGTAAGGGAAAGAGTGTAGCAAAGTTGCCAATCGACTAACTGGCACACAACATCCCACAATTCACTCAAAATCACCTAAACTTACAGGAGATTCAAAACTGGTATGACTGCAACCAAAAAGAAGTTTATTAACGTAACTCCGAAGAGTTCAAAGGCAAAGAATCGTTTTTGTAACATTATGGATAGTTTCCATTCTTGCCAAATTGAACAGGAAACTGCTGATAAGTTCTTTCTAGTTTCTTTGAATCGGCAATACTGTTTCTGGGTTCAGAAAAAAGGTAATGAGCATTGGACACTTCAAAAATAAATATCAATTGAAGTTGGAGGATTATTGACTATGTTTAGCATTCTCTTGGCATCAGCAACGTCTTTTACTCTTTCTTGCAAAGATGTAAATCAAATAGTAAACAACATCAAAAATATCGAAGATTTTTCTTCCCAAATGAAAGAAGAACTTATTGTTGAGGTTGTGAAAATTAAACCCAAAAATTGTGTAATAAGATGAAAAAATATGATTTAGAAACTCAATTCACAATCCTTCATCATTCTGCAAGGTACAAAGAAACTACGAAGCAAACTTCTAACTGGACCTTCATTGATTACAATCTTGTTTTTACTGCCCAAAATAGCACATTTAAGAAGATGTGTCATGAATTATGTTCAGAGTGGGTAGAGAAGATCTACGTTCAAGATAAGAATGTTGCAGAAAAGTATTTTGATGGATTAGAAACTCGGAGGGATGAAGATACTGGAGAATGGGTATCTTACAACGAAGAAGGTCTAAAAAGAGATGATATATTCTTTAGGGGATGGGAGCACCAATTTCCCCATTTTGTTTACAATGAAAAGTTTGATACATTTCAATTTAGAGACTATCTTCAGGACAACCCTGTAACTAGAGGTATCATAACTTATATTGATAATCTTAAGGATAGAATTGTTTATGGGCATTGTGAACCATTTTCGGCATTTTATTCTTGCTTAAATAACTTACAGTATTGGTGGGATTAACCAATGAAAGACCAGAACAGCATTCCTGACGGTGAATCTAAAGAAGATAAGATGTTGAGGGGACTTGACATCTTTATTGAATCTGTTCACAAACCAGATTCAACACTTCGCCAATGTGCACACAATCAAAAGTGCTACAATGAACTGATGGAGATTAGGGAAGAAGTTCTTAATTATCTTCACACAATGAGGTGTAGATATGGCGGACACTGACCCTACAGCACCTTGGTATGAATTCATCTCTTATTTGAGATGTTGTGAGAGTCTAGGTATTAGACCATCAATGCAAAGATTTCTATATTATCAACAAAACTACGGACACTTGTGATGACTGAAAGAACACATAAATGGAGAGAAATCTTCAGTGAAATTACAGCAGACAATGGATACTATGAGTTTGGTAAAGTAAACTTCTATAAGTTGACTTCACTAATTGAAGACCTTTATGTTAGAATTGAAGAACTGGAGGATAAACTTAATGACAAAGGAAATTAGTAGTGGTGATGTCGATCTTCATCGTATTCGAATGAAAGACAACATAGGTGACACAATCGCAGAATATCTTGATGATGATAACTATTCCCCTTTAACATTTTATAATGATTTGATTGATGAACTTAAGACTTGGCAAGACTATCATAAAAAGAAACTGGAAAAAGTATCAGCAATGATGCAACTGTTTACTGGTCATTCTCAGCATATAACAGGAAATTTTAGTTATCCTGATAGGAGTATCATTCAGTTCAATACTAATACAAACTACACTGAAGAAGAACTGAACTCAATGTGCAACAAAGCAGCATCAGATCAGGAGAAGCAACAATGTCGTGAGTATAACCTGCGTGAAGCAGAATACTATAATAAACGTGCTAAACTGGATATGGCACCAAAGTCTATACTTTCCGAAAATGTAGATCAAAAAGATTGGGATGATTTTTGGGAAAACAAGCACCTTTAATTTTAATTAGGAGAAAGATATGGCACTGGCAAAACAAGTAGAAGAATCACTTAAAGATGCAGAATCTAATCTAAGAAATGCTCTGGCATTTGCTGCTAGAGGTGAGCGTCCAATGGTAACAAGTGTGATTGCGGAAATGATTCATAAAATTGATTCTTTAATTTCAACGGACTCTCTTTTGGATAAGTTGGAATCAAGAAAGCCTGGTAGTAAAGGTATCTGGGGAGATTTCTTTACTGATTCTGAGTAATTGTAAAGAATATTTTCCCAAACTTAAAGACAATATTAAAAAAATGAGACCATTCTTCTACATATGTTAGAATATGCTCATAATTGCAGTTGGATTATGACTAAAGAGGAATGGCAGGAACTTAAGGATCTCAAAGTAGCAATTACACTTAGACCCGCATCAGTAGTTCCAGAAAAACAGGAACGATTTACAGAACTTCTAGTAAAGAGTTGGAGTTACATTGAAACTCCTTACAGTGGTCCACAAAATAAACTGTCACACCCACTTGATCAAATCGACAGACCTGCTGTATAATAAAAACAATTCAAATTTAGATCAATGGCTCAGTATTCTGGTGATGTTTGGATGGGTTCCGATGTTGGTCGTCAGACAGTTACTGTTAGTTCTAACACCGCTTATGGTGCAAAAAGAATGATGGCAGAAATTTACAATGCTGATGAAAATGACATCTACAATGTGAGGCAAGTAAGCAACTCTTCAGATTCTTCTGGTGGAGGGTCAATGGAGGGAAGCGGTATATTGCTAGGAGGGGCAGCAATTCTATTTCTTGTTGTATTTCTTGCTCCTTGGGTTTTTATGGCAGCAGGTGGAGCACTTGGATATTGGGTCTCTAAGAAACTATGTGGTACTGGATTATCTGATGCAGTAGAAGATGAGAATGGTAAAGCAATTGCAATTATTCTTGCATCGACTCTTGCTCTTGGTGGATTTGGTTTTGTTCAAGGTAACAACTTTAAGGAAAGCATCAACACTGAAACAACTCAAACCCAACAACTTCAGCAGCAATGAACCATCTCAAGATACAACCATATAAGACGATATTAGTCTTAAGTTCTGGTTATATGCCAATCAACTTTACATCTTGGAAGAGAGCAGTTGTTCTCATACTGAAGGAAAAGGCACAGGTTCTTTCTTCCAAGGTAATTCGATTGGTTGAGAACATTAAGATACCATATAATTCTTTTAGTATTACAAAACCATCCCGCAGTATGATATACAAACGGGATAGAAATAAGTGTCAATATTGTGGAGCAACAAAGAAACTAACTATAGATCATGTTGTTCCACGTTCTAAAGGTGGTGGAGATACTTGGGAGAATATGGTAGTTGCTTGCTCATCCTGTAATGTCAAGAAAGGAAACAAACTTCTTGAGCAAACTGGTATGAAACTGATGAAAGAACCAAAATCTCATTATAATGGTGTGATGCTTTCTATTCTTGACACAAATGATCCAGAATGGATTAATTATGCTTTCTAGTGGGACGATTTGGAAACTGGACTAGAGTGCCCTTGTAGGGGCACAGAGTGCCCTATAATAAGTGGATACGCAAGGCACTGATGACTCCTGAAGAACGCTACCAAGCACTCTATGAAGAGATGTATAAACTTTGTGAAGAACAAGGTTGGGGTGATCCTTTCAGTTATGCTCGCTCTCGTGAAATACATATGGCGGGAGTGTTAGGTCATTCTATCGCTGAAGATTATAGTGGTGCTGATGCTTTTGATGAAGATGGTGGTGCAGAGTATAAGTCCACTATTGCAAATTCTATCAATGCAACGTATAATGGCATTAGCGTTCAAGACACTTGGGAAGAACAAGAACGGTATCTGATTGAGGATAAGATTGGTAAGTATAAGAATCACTATTATGCTCGTTATGATGGTGGTAAAATTGCGGAAGTGTGGAAGTTAGATTGTAACGACGTTCTTGCCATTCTCCTTCCCAAGGCTAAGAAACAGTATCCGAAGAAAAAGAACGGTAATGCTAAAGATCCCCGTATCGGTATCACTATTTCTAAGAAAGAGATCTATGCAGTTGGTAAATGTATTCTGGGTTGAATATGGATTCTAAAGAACTGATGTACTCTGAGGGTAACAACGATGAGTGTTACACTCCAAATTATGGTGTAACTCCTATCCTCAAATATATTCCTAAAGATGCAGTTGTCTGGTGTCCATTTGACACGATTGATAGTGAGTTTGTAAAGCAGATTAAGGAACAGAATGAGGTAGTTTTTACTCACATTAAGTATAATCAAGACTTCCTCACTTATGAACCAGAGGGTCACTGGGATGTGATTGTATCCAATCCACCATTCACAAACAAACGTAAGTTCTTTGAGAGAGCATTATCATTTAACAAACCATTTGCATTGATTATGACTAACACTTGGTTGAATGATAGTGCTCCAAAGCAATTGTTTAAGGATAAGGATTTACAACTGTTGATGTTTGACAAGCGGATGAAGTTTCATAGTCCTGATGGTCGTCCAAATGATAAGATTACCTTCAGTAGTAGTTACTATTGCTGGAACTTTCTACCAAAACAAATTATTATGGAGGAGTTGAGTGTACCACCTTCCAAACTGGCACAGAGATCCCCCAGTGAAGCACGGTTGCCTGTATGATTACAAGGTAATCAAGAGAAGCACGCTTTGAAGGACATCCGAATTCAAGTTTCCACTAATGATGGATGCACGACTATTTGGTATGAGCGTGTCAAACTCAACGCAAAGGGTAATACTTGTGCCAAGATTCAAGAGCGAGTCTACAATCAGTTGTGTGGATTGAACATCAAAGAGGTCGACGTTTCTGTTATTGGTGCCTGATGATGGACAGTTGAGGAAGTGGCACACTGCTGCTTCCACGGCACCCATTTCACCCTATAATAACAAGGTAATCAAGAGAACACCCGATGCAACTCCAAACCTTTGCCAATCAAATCGACTTCTACCCTTGCACTCCTGCTGCAAAGCGGTTTGTGAAGCGTGTGATCTGGCATCCTGGTGCTGAGAGTGAGATGATCTCTTTCTCTACCGTTGTCAAGAGCGATGCTCTGTATTCCATCAGCAATCTGATTGCTAATGGTGCTACGGTGACTGACTTCAATCTCCATTCTTACACTGGTGATGATTATTCTCCTGTGATGTGCTGATATGATATAAAAGTGGGAGGTATTGATTTCCTCTCACTTTATGGTATAATTGTAATGTAAATCACCAAAACAATCAATGCTGATGCAACAACAATTGGTTATCGACAACCTTGCATATGAGGAACTTGTACTTCTTCAACAAATTATGATTGATCTACGGGACAGTGGTATGTACGCAAGGTATGATCAAGATGTATTTGATGAACTCTTTGAAAAAATTATGGTTTCTTGATCAATGAAGTATTTGTATCTTGTTAATTACTGGGTTCCTTTTCCAAGTTCTGAGTATGGAGGATTGATTGCAGTTGTTGCTGAGAATGACAATCAGTGCCATGATGTTTTGATTGATTGGCGTGATGAATGTGAGAGTTCTTATGATGATCGGATTCAGGAAAATGTTTACAAAGCAACTCGTTTAATGTTAAGTAATGAAGAAGACGAAGAAATCGGAATCGTTGATTCTTTCCTTACCTGAATCATTTCAACACACAGCACCAGAGGGTTACAGTTATGAAGTTGAAGAATTTAAACGCAACATCATTGCTATTTGGATTCGCAATCATTATAAATTTGTTTACAACGATGGTGCTAGTGCGCGAAGTATTTGGGGATTCTTCAACACCAAAACCGAATCCTATCACGCCCCTATTAACTCCTCCAAGTGCGGAGATTCGGTAGAGTTTGGGGATACAACTCCATACTCTGCAATGCAACTCAAACTATCAATTTTAGAACAATGTTTTCACTGAGCAACGATCGAATGAAAGAAAAGCAAATTATCAATCTGGAGGCATATTGGAGTGAGCGAATGTGTGAACTTGTCACTGCCGATCGAATTGATGATTCTGATGCATTGTATCAGGAGTTTGTAGTTGATGGTGAGGAACCAAGTGAGTGGGTATTTCTGGAGGATATGAGTGATATTTGAACAGGGAATGATGGTTCTCTATGAGAATCAGGTTGGATTCATTAATTTTGTTTCAGAGTATTATTGCACTGTGACAGTTTATTATGGAGAGCATCGTTCTCAGGATGTAAATATTGTAGTTGTTCCTGATAAGTATGAAAAAATCAAAATCTTTAAAGAAGGATGATTTAATTGTTGTTAAACCATTTCACAAAACATTTCCTTATGGATTAAGTTGGACAACACAATTCGGAAAGAAAACTTTAGAACACTTTGCTTACTTCCCTTATGACGACTACCGAACCAAATACATCCAACAATACAAAAGAGATGGCGGAAAACGATTCAAAAAGTTCAAAACAAAACCAAGAGATACAGTGGATTGATGATGCCTTTCAGGTGTATAAGACACGATTTGGTTTATGGCATAGTGAAGCAAAGAATGGTGAGAAATTGATTAGTTCCTTAAGTGAGGAGCAATGTGTAAAAGCAACGCGCTTTTATCTGAAAGGAAGGCAAGAAGGATGGGATGGAAGTAATAGCAATGTGATGAATGATGGCATTGTTGGTGGTAAACTGTAATTAAAAAAAGGAGAACAAAATTATGGCAATTCGAACTTATGAAAGCACCAAAGGTGAGATTTGGGAATGGGAAGAGACACCAGAAAGTGTCAAAGCACTTGAGATCTATTGGCACAATGTAGAGTTAAATCGAAAACAAAATGAAGAGGTATAGAGTTGGATTTCGATGGGTAGATGGTAGAGAAGAATATATAGAGTTTGAAAGTTCTCTTTCTTCGACTGAACTTGCAGAAGAACTGAAGAGATCTGATCACACTGGTCAATTAGAAACTGTTTACGTTAAATCACTGTCATGAAATTTCTAGCACTTGCATTTGCTGCTGCCACTCTTATGCCTACTGCTGCACTTGCCGAACACCGCCGCTCTGCATATACTCATCGAACTGAATACTGTCAAAGGTTTCAGGTGAGAGAGGAGTATATTCCTGGAAGGTATGATGCTCACGGTAGGTATCAAAAAGGGTATGTACAAATCTTCCGCGACGAAGCACCTTGTTGGAAGAATCGCTATACTGATGAAAGAAGGGATCGACATCATCACCAAGAAAGGTATGAACATTCTTCCTGTCGCACAACTCCTACAGTTCTAGGTGGATTGTTAGGTGGTGGTATTGCTGCTGGAGTCTCAAAACCAGATGCTTATGTTTGGTCAGTTCCCGTAGGTGCTGCTGTTGGTGGTGCACTGATTGGATGCACATAAAACCAATAACACCCACACCAACTGTACTTATGTGGATGCTTCAATGATTTGTGACATCCACTCTGACAACCTTCTAATGTTTCACAAGCTTCCCTGATACTGTTAAATGTAAATCGTATCCTATTGGTGCGCTTATCTAATCCATATATTTGTTTTGATATAGGACGATCATCTAATTTAATGATACGGTGACCTTTAACTTTCCATCCATTATTCATTGAACGTGAAAGGTTAGAAGGAATCACACCTAATGCTTCTGCACATTCAACTAAACTCTCATACACATTCTCTTCAAGTGTATCGACGTTTATTGTCTTAATTGCTCTTTTATGATGTATTCCACAATGCTTATATGTTCTATTACCAAAAGGTGATTTCTTTTTCTTAGGTTTGACTTCAACTATAGGTTCTGATATAATAGGAGAAGGATCAATGATAGGAGAAGGTATATCCTTAGGTTTAATGTTATATCCTTTATTGTAAGCATCATACTGTTCTATCCAATAAGATAGTTTCTCATTCAATAAGGATTCATGACATTCTTCTAAGACCTTTAAAGTAAAACTACCAGCACCATATTTCCTTATTGCTTTATATAAGTGTTTAGAAGACATTCTGTTTGCTTTATCTAAATGTTCCTTCCATTCCTTATTCAATGGTTTGGTAGTTGATCCAATGTAGTGCTTATCTGTGTCTCTAGAGTAGATAGAGTATATTAATCCTTGCATAGACTGATAGGGTAATTCTACTATACTGATACTCTATTTAATATACTGATAGGATACTAATACTTGGGTGTATTCTGGTATACTTATTCTCCGGATCGTATAAATAACTTCTTGTCTTTTATATGGTTCTTAATATCTTTTTAATACCTTATTAATCCTTCTTAATCCCTTCTAATACCCTTAGGAAACCTTCAGATAATCCCTTCTAATACCCTTAGAAATCCTTCAGAAACCTTCAGATAATCTCTTTAGAAACCTTTCAGAAACCTT